GCCTTTTCCAACTACGCGCACGCAGGAAAATTTTTTTGAAGGGAGGGAAACACCACGGCGGCAAAAAACATACATTATAAGCAAGCGGTCGCGTCCATGCGTGAATTGGGCACTTATAAGGCTGAATTTGACCCAATAATTGAGCTTTATTCCGGCCTCATGGCGGAGTATATCGCCCTCCAAGCTGAGTATAAAAAGGGCGGCTATAAATGCTCCGTGCCTACTTCCACGGGCGAAAAGAAAGCGCCTATTGTTGTAACGCTTGAATCGCTCCGCCGGGATATTCTTTCCTATGCCAACGCCCTCGGCCTTACTACCGTTGGCCTATTGAAAGTCAATGATAAGGCGTTTGAAAAGAAAACCGCATCCGGCCTTGAAAAAGCCTTAGAAGGTATGCCCTCGCTTGAGTGAATGGAAATACTTTGACAAGGCTTTCAAATACGCTGAGGATATTATCGCCGGACGTATCCTTGCGAACAAAGAACGCATACAGGCGGCGCGGCGTTTCATGGCCGACCTTGAGCGCCCGGAATTTGAGGTTAAGCACAAACCCGCCGAATTTGTTTGCTCTATTATAGAGCGCACATTTAAGCACAACCAAGGGGAAACTTTGGATTGTGTGCCGCTCAAGGGTAAACCCCTTATCCTTGAGCCGTGGGAATGTTTTTGCATTATCAATCTGCTATGCTTTTACAAGCGTGGCACCAATGAACGCCGTTTCAAAGAGGCGTTTATTTTTATTCCCCGGAAAAACGGAAAAACCCTCTTTATTGCCGCGACCGCATGGGGTATTGCCATACTGGAACGCGCCGCCGGATCGTCCATCTATATTGTGGGCGCATCCTTGAAACAGGCGCAACAATCCTTTAACGCGATTACCTTTTCCCTCCGCGAAATTGGAGAGCTTGATAATTTCCGCGTGCTGGATAATAATTCCGAGCATAGCATTTCCCGCTCTTTCAAGGACGCGGACGGCCACGAAATAGCCTCTATCCGTATTGAGGCATTGGCCGCTAACCCTGATAGGCAAGACAGCTTAAACAGCAATATCCAAATCTGTGACGAGTTGCACGCCTACAAAACGCCCAAACAATACAACGTGATAAAGGAGGCCGGAAAAGCATACACAAACAGCCTTTGCATAGGCATTACCACCGCCGGGGATGATATGACCTCGTTTTGTTATCAGCGTTTGAAATACTGTCAAAAGATTTTGGACGGTACGGTTAAGGATGATACCTTGTTTGTCTTTATCTGCAAAGCCGACGAGGATGAAAACGGCGATGTGGATTACCTTTCCCCGGAACAGCACGAAAAGGCTAACCCCAATTATGGCGTATCTATCCGCCCGGCGGATATGCTCAACGATGCCATGCAAGCGGCCAACGACCCGCAACAAAGAAAAGATTTCTTTGCAAAATCCCTTAATATCTATACCTCCGCAATGCGGGCGTATTTTGATATAGCGGAATTTCAAGCCTCCGACGCTCAATATAAATGGACGCTTGAACAGCTTGCAAAACTGCCGATTGAGTGGTACGGCGGGGCTGACCTTTCAAAGCTACATGACCTTACAGCGGCGGCACTGGATGGAGAATATAACGGCGTTGAGATTATCATAACGCACGCATTTTTCCCCATTGTTGCCGCCCATAGGAAAGCAGACGAGGATAACATACCGCTATTTGGGTGGAAAGATGATGGATGGTTGACCCTATGCAACACGCCCACGGCCTCCGCCGATGATATTGTGGCGTGGTTTTGCTCTATGCGGGATATGGGCTTTAAGATCAAATCCGTCGGCCATGATAGGAAATTTTGCCGGGAGTATTTCGCCGGTATGCGCTCCAAAGGCTTTCGGATTGTTGACCAACCACAGCTTTATTTCAAGAAAAATGAGGGCTTTCGGCAGATAGAAAAGCAAGCTAAAAATGGGCGGCTTTACTATCTCCATTCTACCGCCTATGAGTATTGCGTGCAAAACGTTCATGCCGTGGAGAAGGTGGACGATATGGTGCAATATGAAAAGGTATCCACAAACCAGCGTATCGACCTGTTTGACGCATCTGTATTCGCCGTTATACGGCGGCTTGAGGATACGGAAAAACAAAAGCGCGTTGGTGATTACTTCGGGCATTAAGGAGGCTTGATTATGTCTAAGCACAAAAATAAATCCCCCGTGCGGGCGCGGGACAAGCCCACAGAACGGCGCGACGCATCCAGCACGGCCATAAATTGGTTTTTGACAAAGGATGCACGCGAAACCTTAACCATACCGGGATATACGCGCCTTTCCGATTGCCCTGAGGTGCGTATGGCTGTTGACTGGATAGCCGACCGCGTTTCTTCTATGACCATAAAATACATGGAGAACACGGAAAACGGCGATATGCGTATCCGGGATGAATTGGCCCGCATGGTGGATATTACGCCCAATGCGTACCAAACGCGCAAAACCTTTATCGCTTTCATAATCCGTACCCTTTTGCTTGAGGGTGACGGAAACGCCGTTATCATTCCACATACCTACAAAGGATACCTTGAGGCTTTGGAGCCGGTACCCGCCTCCCATGTATCTTTTGCAGACGAGCCAAAGGGCGGATATAGCATCTATATAAACGGCGTGCGTTTTTCCCCGGATGAGGTTTTGCATTGCGTGCTAAATCCATCTCCCGACCGGCCTTATATTGGTGAGGGCGTGCGGCTCTCTCTCCGCGATGTGACCTCAACCCTCCGCCAAGCATCCGCCACCCGCAAGGGCTTTATGGCGGATAAATGGAAACCGTCGGTCGTTATCCGCGTGGCGGATTTCCCGGATATGTCACCTGAGGGGCGTAAAAAAATTCTTGAGGAATTTATAGAGCCTACGGAGGCCGGGGAGCCGTGGATCGTGCCAACTGACGTAATGAATGTTGAAACCATTAAGCCCCTTTCCCTTAATGATTTGGCTATTAACGATTCCATTGAGCTTGACCGTAAATCTGTTGCCGCTATATTTGGCGTGCCGCTCTATGCTGTGGGTGCTGGCGCTTTCAGCAAAGAAGAATACAACAACGCTCTCCGCACAACCGGCATGAATTACGCCCAAATTATCCAGCAGGAATTTACCCGGAAAATCCTCTTTTCCCCGAATAGATATTTTAAGTTTTCCGCCCGTTCCCTGTATGCCTATGACATTAAGGAACTGGCAACCATTGGCGATAATCTTGCCTCTCATGGCCTTATGACCGGCAATGAGGTACGCGATTGGATTGACCTATCGCCTATGGATGGGCTGGACGAGTTGAAAGCCCTTGAAAACTATATCCCGCTTGAGTTGATAGGGGCGCAAAAGAAATTAACGGGAGGTGAAAAAGAAGATGAATAACGAAAAGCGCACGCATATCGCGCACGTTACCGCCTTTAACGCCGGAATTGAGCGGCGGGAAGATGGCGAGGAAAACCTCTATATTGAGGGTTATTTTGCCGTTTTCAATGATACCTATGAGCTTTGGCCCGGCGCGACCGAATCCATTGCCCCCGGCGCTTTTTCAGGTGCGCTTGCTCAGGATATACGGGCGCTTATCAACCATGATACCTCGCAGGTTTTGGGCCGCACAAAAGCCGGCACTCTTGAGCTAAAAGAGGATAGTCGCGGCCTTTGGGGACGCATCCATATCAACCGGGATGATGTGGACGCTATGAACCTGTACGCCCGTGTTAAGCGCGGGGATGTCGACCAATGCTCTTTTGGCTTTGAAATTGCGGAAGAAAAAGAGGATTTCCGGCAGGATGGTACTGTGCATTGGACAATCCTCCGCGTCGACCCGCTCTATGAGGTATCCCCGTGTACTTTCCCCGCGTATGAAAATACCTCTATTGCGGCCCGGCACCGCGATTACGACGAGATTATGCGCCGCAAAAATGAAGCGTGGCGCGTATCTATGAAAAACAGATTAAAGGGGGTTAATTCCTAATGGCTTTGAGAACTGTAATGCTCCGGCACAAGATCGCGGGCAAGAAAACGGAGCTTGAAAACCTCCGCGCCCGCGCTGAAGAACTGAAAACCCGCGAGGCGGAGTTGGAAAAGGATATCGACGCCGCCACCACGCAGGAAGAACAGGACGCGGTCGAGGCCGCTATTGCTCAGCATGAAGCGGATACCGCGCAGAACGCCGCCGATACTGAAACCCTTGAGGCGGAAATTTCCGGCCTTGAGGCGGAACTTGCGGACGCTGAGGAAAAAGAGAAAGCGCCCGCCGCAAAACCTACAACCGGCAACGCCGGAAACAATGAAAGGGGTAATAATGCTATGTCTGTTACCATCCGTTCCCACATGAGCCGCGCCGAGCGCCGCGCCTCTATCCGTGAATCCCTCAAAATCCCTGAGGTACGCGAGTTTTATTCCGCCATTGCGGATATGGCCCGGCGTGCTGGCAGTCTTTCCAATACCTCCGTTACCATCCCTGAGGTGGTAGTCGACCGTATTGAATCCCTGATCGGTGATTATGGTACGGTTGCCAATGAGGTGGACAGCATTTCCATCGGCGGCACCGCCCGCGTGGTGCTGGATGGTGCCGACCCTGAGGCCATTTGGGTGGAAATGGACGGCGCTATTTCTGAAATTAACGCCTCTTTTACCAAGGTGGAAATGGACGGTTACAAGCTGGCCGGTTATATTGCCGTTCCCAACGATGTAATTGATGATTCTTTTGTAAATCTGGCCGATTATGTGGAGCGCAAGATCGCCCGCGCCATTGCCAAATCCAAGGATAAGGCCATTTTGAAGGGTACCGGCGCAACCGGCAAGCAGTTTGTCGGTATCATTCCCAGCGTTGCCACCGATAACCAAGTGACTGAAACCGGCTTTGATTTGGGCAATATCCTCTCCGATATCGCTTTGGTGGATGATGGCGAGGAGGCTTACGGCGAAATTATCATGGTTATGAAGCGCTCCACCTTCTACGGGCGCTTTATCCGTGGCATGGTTGCCGTTGATTCCAACGGTCGCTATGTTGCTCCCAATGTTGCTAACCCCAATGTTGCGGGCCTCCGCGTTGTTTTCTCTCAGTATATGGATAAAGATAAGGTGCTTATCGGTGATTTCAAACGCTATCTTATCACCAACCGCGCCGGTATCAAGCTGGAAGAAAGCAAGGATGTTAAATTCATTGAAGATCAGACCGTGTTCAAGGGCCTTATCCGCGCCGACGGCAAGCCCCTGCACGTTGACAGCTCCAGCAAAACCAAAGATTGGGTACTCATTACCATTGAGGACGAGTAAAACCATAGGAGGGTAAAACATGGATGAAACAACCTTGCTTACCCTCTTACGGTATGACCTCAACCGTTTAGGCGCTATGCCTGACGATGATTATCTGCGTACCCTGTTACGCTCTGCAAAATTGTATTTGCAGGAATACGGTATCAAGCTCCCCGATGAAACGGTCGGCGTTGATATTGAGGATTTCCAAACCCTTATCGTTGGTACCGCCGCATGGATGTATACCAAGCGGCGCACCGGCGAAGGGCCTCCCCACTATATTACGACCCTCAAAAATACAATCCTTTTCCGGCAAGTGGGAGGGGGCGGCGTGAGAAATGCTTGATGCCGGTATTGTTGCTATCTGTACCGTACACAATGGCGCGGAAAGGGGCGATTCCCCTCTCCGCGTCTTGTGTATCCGCCGCCGTGCGTACTTTGGTACCCGTACCGTGGGTATGTCGCGTTTCTTTGCGGCCCGGCAAGCCTCCGTCCGCGTTGATAAACTTATACGCATTTGGAGGGATGCCGCCCCGGATGTATCTACGCAGGATATGGCCGTAATTGGAAATGAGGTTTATTTTATCCGGCAAGTGCAAACCGCTACCGATGATGATGAAATGCCCGTTTTTGATTTGACGCTTGAAAGGACGGTCGATAAATATGACATTAGAGCAGTTTAAGGCCGCGCTCGCGTCCATCCCGGCATATATCCCCGTGTCAAAATACGTTGCGGAGAAAACGACCTTGCCCCGCGTTGTATGGAATGAAACGTACTACAATAGCGTAACAGGCTCCAATAATCCGTTTGAAGTGAATGTTACCGCCGTAATTGAGGTAAACACCGACCCGGATGATTTGTCCGCGCTCTATGAGGTTATGCGGGCGCTGGCCGTGCATCAAATCCCGTTTCAAGGCTCCGCCGGATGGGATGAGGATAACCGCTATACCTCTACCGACCTTACCGTGAATTTAACCATGTCTTTGGAGGAAGTGCTTGCAAATGGCGGACAGTTACGAGGGTATCAATGCCCTGCAAAAATACCTTGAGGATTGTATAGCCTCAGCAGACCCCGCCAACGTGCTGGCCGCTCAAGCGGCGGCGGCTGAGGAATTTTGCGAACGAATGCACGCGCTTTCCGCACCGCGAAAAACCGGCAAAATGTTATCCTCCATTGCCTATCAGCAGGATACGGGGAAAACGGAAACCGTTATCGGGTGGGGCGAATTTTACGGGCGCTTGAAGGAAAGCGGGCACCGTACACGCGCCGCTAAAAAAGCACGCCAAAAAGCCAAATCAACGCGCATGGTAAAAGCGCAACCGCATTTCCTCCCTACGTTCACGGCTAACCGTGAACGAATCACCGCGACCATGTGCCGCGTAATTGAAAGGAGCTAATAGAATATGCCTACCGTTAAAAATGGTTATCGCCGTGTTGGTGTAGGTGCTCAATATATCTGCTTTGCGGACGAATCCGCAGAGGGCGGGTTCGAGTCTACCGTTACCAAAATGGAAAATGTGGCCTCCATCCAGACCACCGAGGGCCGTACCTCTGAAACCGTTTACGGCTCTAATAGGGTTTTTGAAGAAGAAACCGCGCAAAATCCCCCTTCTATGGTTGTTGCAAACCGCGCTTTCCCGGCGGATATTCTGCACCGTATGAACGGGCACACCGTTTCCGGCGCGTGGGTTACGCACAATAACCGCGATGAGGGAGAATATTTCGCCTATGGTATTGTTTTCCCCAAGCGCAACGGCAAGGATACTTACATTTGGTACCCCAAATGCAAGTTGACCGCCGCAAGCGCCGACCGGGATGGCAATACCAAGGATGGAAGCGGCATTAACGCCGCCGAGCCGTCCCTGACCATTCAAGCCTACGAATTTAATGACGCGGGCGATTATCAAATCGAATATGATTGCGAATTGGTCACGGAGGGCAATACCCCCGTTACTGAGGCCGCTTTCTTTGCGGAGCCGCTTACCGAGCCGCTTGCTTAATGGAGGGTTGAAACATGGTGACGGCCAAACGTGACTTACAGCTTTTCAACGGTGATATTATTTCCGTTGGAATGAATTTCCGTACCCTGCAACTGATGGCAAAATATCCCGGCGGCATGAATAAGCTCAAGCGGAATATGGAAGCTATGGCCGATGCCGATCCCGATTCTGATGAATATACCGACCAAGTTAATACCGCCCTTGACGCTTTCGCCTATATGCTTTACGCGCTTGTACGCTCATCCGGCGTTGAGTGTACGCCGGAAACATGCGCAATGATGCTCGGCATTGAGGATTTCCCCGCAATCCAAGAGATTTTCGAGGAATTTAACAGAATGGCGGCAAAGATGATGCCGGGAAAACCAATGCCCCGTGGAAAGGCCAAGAAATAGACTTTAACCGTCTGATTTTCACGGGGAAAAAGATCGGTATTTCCATTGATGAATTTTGGGAACTAAACCCATGCGATTTTCTTGAGCTTATCGGTTTTGAGCTTGAGGCACGCGGACAGGAAAACCCCTTCCGCGTGCCTTTTATTGATGATTAGGAGGTGTGACCGTGGCCGGAAATAATGAGCATGTACAAGAGGTCGGCTTAAGATTTACGGCTGACGGCGCGGCGGAATATGTTCGCTCCCTAAAAGAGATCAACGCGGAAATGGGCCAAACCTACGCGGAATACCAGCGGGAAACGGCCATGCTTTCCGAAAATGCTACCGCAACCGAAAAACTTGCCGCGAAAAAACAGTATCTCGCGCAACAAGTGGACTTGCAAAAGGAAAAGGTTACGGCACTTAAAGGCGAATTGGATGCAATGACGCAATCTGAGGATGCCGATACCGTTGCCATTTCAAAAAAGCAAAAAGAGCTTGCACAGGCCGAGGCCAAACTTGCCAATTATGAAAAGGGCCTTAAAAGCACTACGGATGAATTAAAAAATCATTCCGAGTGGACTGACAAAGCATCAACAGCCCTTCAAAACTTCGGCGGGAAATTAGAGGATGCAGGAAAGAAAGCCTCCATTGCATCCGCTTCGGTCGTTGCCGCTGGTACTGCATCCGTGAAAGCCGCCGGGGACTTTCAAGAAGGAATTAACAAAATAAACACCCTTGATATTAGCGCCGCCCCTGAGAAAATCCAAGGTATCAAGGATGATATTTTATCCCTCTCCACAGAAACCGGCGTTGCCGCCACAGATTTGGCCGAATCTACTTATCAAATGGGTTCGGCCTTAGGTGAACTGAAAGATAATACCGTCGCTTATGTAGGCGTTGCCACAAAAGCCGCCGTTGGCGGTTTTACGGATACCTCAACAGCAGTAAACGGCCTTACAACGGTTATGAATACCTACGGTATGACAACCGTTGAAGAAATGCAAAAAGTATCCGATCAGATGTTGATGGCTCAAAATTTGGGCAAAACCTCTTTCGGAGAAATTGCGCAATCCGTGGGCAACGTTATTCCCATTTTCAAAACCGCTGGCGGCTCTACCGAGGATTTGTTCGCCGCCTATGCCATACTGACCAAAAACGGCATTGCCACCGCTCAAGCTACGACCGGCCTCAAGGCGGCGTTGTCTAATATCATTAAGCCGACGGCGGACGCGGCGGCAATGGCTGAGGAATTGGGTATCGATTTCACGATGGCCCATATGCAGAACGTTGGTTTTTCTGCTTTCCTTAATGAAATTGCCGTTGCGTGCGATGGTGACGCGGACAAAATGGCAAAACTTTTCGGCTCAACTGAGGCTCTTAATACTATGCTTACCCTTACCTCGTCTGAGGGCATAGCACAGTATAACGATGCCGTTGTTGCTATGGGTGATGCCACAGGCTCCACGGAGGCCGCGTTTGAAAAAATGCACAGCGGCGTAAACGCCCAAACAGAAACACTCAAAACCTCCATTACTAACCTTGCTATTTCCTTTGGCGAGATCCTTTTGCCGGCTATAACCCAACTAATTGGGTGGATACAGGGAATTATAACAAGCCTATCCTCTATGGATGATGGCACAAAACAAACCATCGTTACGATTGGGCTTGTTGTTGCGGCTATTGGCCCAGCACTTATAATTCTCGGAAAGCTGACCACCTCGATAGGCTCTATTATTGCTTTTGTGCCAAAGATTACAAGCGCTTTCTCTACAATTTCTAAGGCTTTTACAGGCTTTACCTCTCTAATTGCCGCGCATCCGATTGTTGCGGCAATAACCGCCGTTATTGCCATAATTGCCACCTTATGGGCGAAATGCGAGTGGTTTAGAAATCTGGTATACGCCCTTTGGGACGGTATCAAAGCAACTTTCCAAGCGCTCGTTTCATGGCTGAAAACGGCTTTTGAGTCTGTAAAAAATGCCCTTACTAAGTTATGGGAGGGTATTAAAAGCATTGTCGATAAGATTGTGGATGTATTCAAATCATGGATTGATTACGTTAAATCTGTTTTCGTGGCTGGCTGGACTGCCGCCGTTGGAACGGTAAAAGGCGTTTTTTCAAGCCTGTTTGATAGCATTTCCGCAATTTGGGAGGATATAAAGGGAATTTTCAGCGGCATAATTGACTTTGTAAAGAATGTGTTTGCCGGAAATTGGTCGGCGGCATGGGATAGCATTGTTTCCGTTTTCGGGCATATTTTTTCCGGCCTTGCCAATTTCGTAAAAGCTCCGATCAATGCCGTTATTTCCCTGCTGAATGGCGCAATCAACGGCATTAACAAAATTTCCGTCAAGGTGCCGGATTGGGTACCCGGCCTCGGCGGCAAAACCCTCGGATTTAATATCCCTGTTATTCCCATGCTTGCCAAGGGCGGCGAATTGCTCTCAGGTATGGCCGTGGTCGCTGAGGCTGGCCCGGAATTGCTCTCCAATTCTGGCGGCATTACCCGCGTAACACCGCTTACCAGCAACGGCAATAATTCCGCCCAAATTGGCCTTACGGATGAAAGCATCGCCAAACTTGTGGCCGCTCTTATCCGCGCTCTCCGCGATGCTGACCTTCTCAAAGTTATTCTATCTATTGATGATAGAGAATTTGCCCGATTGGTGCGTGATATTCTATGAAAATGTATTATATCAATTCCGCCGGTACGCGCATTAACTTTGACGGGGGCGCATTGCGTATTACCGAGTATGACCTCCGCAACTATTCATGGAACTATACCCCCGTTGCCAACGCAAACGGCAACGGGGGCCGGGTTTCCCGGTTCACCGCTCCCATTTCGGAAAAGGCCCTTACCGTGCTGGCCCGTGGCCGCAAAAAGCAGGATTGTATAGACGCGCTTGAGGCGTTGCTTGCCGCGACCGAGGTTGATATTGCCGCCGTTGCCCCCGGCAAGTTTTATTTCAATGATGAATATATTTCCTGCTACCTTGCCATAGGCTCCGAGGTGACTTATTGGCAAGATGGCTTTTTCTATGCTAAGAAAACGCTTACCATGCTGGCGGTTTCCACGTTTTGGTGTACTGAACAGATACACACATTTAACGCGGGCGGCATTGCCGCATCCGAATACGGCAAGCGTTACGATGGCCGGTATGCTTACCAATACGGTACCGGCTACGCCAATATATCATTTACAAATTCCCATTACACAGACAGCCCGGCCATAATTACTATTTACGGCCCATGCGTTGACCCCTCTATCTATATTGCCGACAACCATTACGGCGTTACCGCCTCCATTGCCGCCAATGAGTATATTGTTATAGATCAGGTGCAAAGGACGGTTTACAAGGTGGATGCACGCGGCAATAAAATAAACCTTTTTGACCAACGCGATAAAGAGTCGGACGTTTTCAAGCACATTCCCGCCGGGCTTGTGTCCGCACTCTATACGGGGGATTTTGGCTTTGAAGTTAAGCTAATCCAAAGGAGGCGCGAGCCGAAATGGACTTGATACACGCCAACAGCGCCCGCGCAGAATTGGGCTATATTGACCGTTTTATTAAGTATGACGCTTGCATTTCTACCCATGCGGAAATTGACGATAATTCCTTTGCACTGACCCTTGCCGATGCAGATTGGGAGGCAGACCCCATACAGATCGGGGATTATATCTATATTCCGGGTACAGAATGGGGCGGGCGCGTGGAATATATTAAGCACTCCACCAAATCCACGGAAATAACCGTATCCGGCCCTGTATGGCGCGGGATGCTATGCCGCAAGGTGATTTCTCCGCCTACCGGCGAGGCGTATTTTGTGGTTACAGATATGGAGGGCAATACCGTTTTGCGCACGGTTATAGATACCTCTTTCTTAGACTTCTTTGTTATCTCTGAGGTTAATACAGGCGTTACGCTCTCCGCACAATGGCGCTACGCTGTAATGCTGGACGGATTGCAAAGCGCTTTTTCTGCCGCCGGGCTTGCCCTCAACTTTTCTTATTCTCAGCGCCTTAAGCGGCCTATTATTTCCGCCCGCGTGGTAAATGACTATTCCCAAAGCGTTGATATTTCGCAGGATTACGGCGTTTACATTACCACGAAGCAAGGCGGAATAGAGGCATATAACCATATTATAGCTTTGGGAAAAGGTGAATTGACCGAGCGCACCGTGATTGAGCTTTTCCGGCTGGATAACGGCACAATCACGGAAGAAAGCCCCGGCAACCGTGGGGCCAATGATTTAGTCGATATCCTAAACTATCCCAATGCGGAAACCGTGGAGGAATTGCGGAAAAGCGCCGTTTCACGCCTCAAAGAAAGCGTGCCGGATAATTCCGTGGAGTTGGATGTTTCCGACCTTGATTTGGCCGTTTCTTTAGGGGATATTGTGGGAGCGCGTGACCGCTTGACCGGCCTCGTTGCCACCGCAACCGTAACGGATATGATTTTGACCATTACCCCGGAGGATGGGGAAAAGATCGATGTAAAGGTGGGTTGATTATGGCGCAGAAAATGATAACCGGCTATACCCCTTCCACGGATAGCCCGCATATTTACGCCGAGGATGACGCGCAAATTTACCGCTCCATTTTCGGGCAATCCGGCATTACCGAGTCTGATAATAAGCTGGCCTGTACCTTGATTGATAACAATACCGTCCAGCTTGCGTCGGGCGCTTTTGTCAATCAAGGCTATTTTGTTGTAGTACCCGGCGGCTCTACGGAGCAACTTTCCGTACAAAGCGGATCGCAAAATATGTACCGAAAGGATTTATTGGTCGCGCATTTTGTACGCGGCGGCGGCTCCGTTGCGGATAAGCACTATTTTGAGGTTGTGACCGGCACCCCCGCCGCCTCCCTTGCCTCTGCCGCCGATCCTCAGCTTACGCAAAACGACCTTGCCTCAGGCGGCTCGGAGCGGCAAGAGGCCCTATACCGCATTACCATTTCCGGCCTCAATATCTCCGCAATTGACCGCGTCGCGCCTTATGTGGGCTCGTATTACCAGTAAAGCAAAATCCCAAACGTTTGGGATTTTGCTATATGGGAGGCTTTAATATATGGCCTATATTGATTATTCCGGCACTTCCTCCGGCTCCTATGGCCTTAATTCTACGCGCACGGTATCCGTATCCGGCTCCGCCGTTACCAATGCCAAGGCAACGGGGCTTTTGCAAGTGCTTGTATATTGTTCCTGCAACGCTTACAACCAAAGTTATAATGTTATTGCAACGGTAAACGGCTATTCCGGCACAGCCTCCGGCAAGCTGTTTGATTCCAGCAACTATACAGGCACATACATTACGATAAATATCACCGTGCCGGATAGTTTTAATGTAAACGGTATTTCCCAATTCTCCGTATACGATAGCTCGTCCAATTCAAGTAAAATCTTTATCAAGGGAAATACGCACCACGTTTACGCCTATTATAACGTGCCTACCGCGTGCGGCGCTCCAAACTATGTAGCCGTTGCGGGCGTTTACAATGACGCATATTTGCATGAGGGCAACCAAACGACCCTTTCATGGTCGGACGCATGGCCCGGCAACTATAACGCCATTACCGGCTATATTGTATATAAGAACGGTAGTTATTATACTACGATATCTACCCCCTATACTTACGGCTCATGCGTGGTATATGCGCCCAACGCCGGAGAAAATGACAGCTATACCATTGTTACCATTGGCACCGTATCCGGGCTAAATAGCGGAGAATCCACCGCCCGGCGGCTATACGGTTACGGCTATGTATCCGCGCCGACCTCCATTGAGCTAACCAATGATACCCCGGACGCGGGCGCAAATACGACCCTCAGATGGTCGGGCGCTCAGAATGGCGGGAATAATAATATAGCGTCCTATATTGTGTACCGCAAAGCGCCCAGCGATACAAGCTGGACGGAATTAACCACCTCAACCACCACAAGCGCCACCGTAACCGCCCCGAATACAATGGGCGCTCAGTATGAATATTGCGTTGCCGCCGTGGGTGCGCGGGGTGATACCTCCGCGCAATCCAGCGCCGTAACCCTTACGGCAAAGGTATATACCACAGACCCGCCCGGCGATATTATGCTATCCGTGGAAAAGTGGACAAGCGGCACCGTGCGCCTATCATGGACAGCGGCCACTTGCACCAGCGGGTCGAGCATATCAAAGTATTATATCCAGCAACGCATAAAGAATTACGGCGAGGATTTTGGCGCGTGGGCTGACCTGACCAACGTAACCGGCACCTCGTACACCTTTACGCCTACGCTGACCGCCGGGCAAACAGCGCAATACAGGGTACGCGCTCTTTCTAACAAGAATGTGTATTCAAATTACGCCGAGTCAAGCAATGAACTATACCGGCCTTTTCCCCCTACTGCGCCCGCAGGCGTGACCGCCTCCCCGGTTATCTACAATTCCGGCGAGGTGCTGATTAGCTGGCCCGCGTCCACCGTGACCGGCGGCGATGTTACCCGGTATTATATTGAGTATGCCCGCAATACCGGCAACGGCTTCGGAGATTGGCAAAGCCTCGCCAATACCGGCAATGATTGGTATTCCTATGAGCCGTCGAGCCTGAAAGCCGGTTATATCCTCAAATACCGCGTGCGTGCATTGTCTACCGATGGGCTTTACGGAGATTATGCCACATCCAATGAGATACACAAGGCAAGCAATCCGACCGCTCCAACAACATTCAGCGTATCCCCAACGGCGTACAATGACGGGAATATTACCCTATCATGGAGCGGCGCGGCAGATGCCGACGGCGATATTGTTGGGTACCGTATTGAATACAATACAAGCAAAAACAATACTTCATGGAATGGCTGGAATGAGCTTGTATCCATAAATAGCACCGCCGCAAGCGGAAACTATGTCAATACGCCGGAAGGATTTGATCGTGGTACATACCGCAAGTATCGTATATGCACCATTGATAGCCTACAACTTACCTCCCCCTATAAAGAAAGCGCAACCGTATATCGTGGCCTTGCCCCGTCTGCCCCCGTTATTACCGCGCCGTCGGCTGGCGTATATGAAATGCTTACGACCCTTTCGTGGAACGCTTCAACGCCGCCGGATAGCTACCCTATTTCCGGCTATCAAGTGCAGTATTCCATAAATGGCGGGCAATCATGGACACAGCTTGCAACCGTGACAAACGGCCTTTCGGTGGATGTTAGTACCGTTTTTAATTCATTGAAGCGGGGCGATTCCGTTCTATTCCGCGTGCGGGCATATAATACCGTAAATATATATGGTGACTATGCCGCAACTGGCGTTATCCAGCGAAATAGAGTACCGGCAACGCCTGTTATCCTTCTCCCGTATAATGGCGCTGAAACATTCAGTAAATCCCCAATTATTCTGATTAAGGCCCCGGCAGAGCCGGACGCTCAAACGCATACGCTTCAATACAAGGTTGGCAATGCGGAATGGAACGATGTTTCTGGATATGTGAACATGCCCGGAGATATTTTCTATTGTGTCTTTAGAGCGCCCACATACGGAGACGGGGTAACGGCCTTGTGCAGTAACAACCCGGCAATCCTTAAAGAGTCTAACGATAAAATCCTTATCGTTAGTAAAAATGAAACGCTCTCTTTCCGTCTCGTTGATAGTTTGGGGGCTACCGGGGATGCTGTTTCAATCCTAATTAAAATGCTACCTTTTGAATTTACCGACCCGACGCTAATTGTAGGTACTACTCCAATAAAGGCGGCTCATGTAAACGAATTGCGCACTTTTATTGACAAAACGCTTACATACTATTCCGCGACCGCGTTTAATTGGGGAGAAACTATTGTTGCGCATTATACATCCTTACGCCTTTTCAAAAATCATGTTGAGGATATGCGCACGGCAATTTCTCGCGCTCTTGCCAAGCTCAACGGGACGGAGGCCGGAAAGATCATTGCAACACCAACATATACGGATTTGTCGGATTATAAACCCCGTGCGTCTGCGCTTGAGGAATTGCGCAATATTATCAACAATATATAAGGGAGGTATCAAACATGCCGGAAATTACGGATTTTTACCAACTTGAATTTACAGGCGCAGAACTTAACCAAGCCGCCCATAAATTGCTTGACGGCAACGGGATACAAAATGCCGACCTTGCAAAATTGCCCGCAAAAACAATTTTAGGCAACAACACCAATGCGCAAGGTAACGCTATGTATTTAACCGTTGAGCAATTAAAAACATTGCTTGCCATTGCCTCAGATATTACCACACATAACAATAGCGCAAGCGCACACGGTAACGGGATTACGGGAAATGCCGCCACAGCAACCAAATTAAAAGCGGCGGTCAATGTATCTATTAAAGATAAGACCGGCGCAAATACTGGCGCGGTTGCTTCGTTTGATGGCTCCGGGGCGCTTGTTATCTATCTGCCCGCAACCATTAAGGCGGAGCTTACGGGCAATGCCTCCACGGCAACAAAGTTAAAAACGGCAGTCAATATAGGTAACGCATCCTTTGACGGGAGCGGTTCACTTTCATTTGATGATATAGGCGTAGAAGCAACGCCGCCGCATAATCACCTTTACGATGGAAAAAACCTCAAGACCGTTTTCGGTTCTGCCGCCGCTTTTCATAACGCAGTTGCGGCGGGGGATTTTTCTAAAATCCGTGTAGGGGATTATTACCCGCTTACCCTGTCCGGCACCATTCACGACCAAGGCTCGGACACCAATAAAACACTTAGCAACGCCGTTTTCAATATGGAAGTTGCCGCAATCAATCCATATTGGAAAACAGGCGATAGCGGGGAGCTAACAGGCGCAAAAAATCACGTTATCCTTTGTTCCCGTGATTTGCTCCCGTGGACGCTCCAATTTAGATCAGCGGCCACAACGTGGTTTAACACTGAGGCCACCAACCCATGGCTCGGCTCCGCGCTATATGAAACGCTCAATAATACAACCAATGGCCTTTTACCCATTGTTGCCGCATCCGAGCTCGGCGCATATATTTATGCTGGCCCCAATGGTAAGGGTATGCGTATGTTACTTGAAACAAAAGCCGCAGGAGCCACAGCCGCCACAGGTTGGGCGTGGGGAGATCGCGGAAAACTATTTCTTCCAACAGAGCGGGAAGTTTGGGGGCAGGATGTTTGGAGCGAGCACGGTTATGGCGGCGGTATCTGCTTGCAATGGCCTATCTTTGCACAATCCAGACGGCATATTATCAAGGGCCTCGGTAATGGCGGCTCCCGTTGCTTCTGGTGGTGCGAGTCATCACAAGCGGACTCGGCCTCCGATGTGTGCGTTGTCTACTGCGACGGGTATGCCGGCGGCAACAGCGCCGCCATCCCCCACATCGGTGCGCCCGTCTGCTTCCTTTTCGTGTAACCTATCAACCGCCGCCCCTTTATGGGGCGGCCCTCTTTGAAATATGAGCAATGTTTTTCGCCGTTTCCATACCACAACGGGAAATGAGTATTGGGATAATGCTATTGAGATAGAAATAGCATTGACCCGGTTTTTAATGAATGAAAAGAACGTGCCAAAAGGTTATCGCTATATTTATACCGTACCAATTTTGAATACATTACATCGTATGCAAGATTGGATTGTCACGGCTACAACAATTTACCCGGCAGGGAAAAACGCAGAAAAACTATTAGAGGATAAGAAAAACGCTTTTCTAAAGGCAATCTGCGCTTGCGAGGCGGTAATACAAGGAATACAACGTATGACATTTGTTTTATCGATTGACCTAAACAAGCTGGATGATTTAGGAAACCGCTTAATGAAAGAATCCGCCCTCTTGCGCAATGCTCGGAAAAATTCCCGCGTACAGCAGGAGCAACCGGCAAAAGCACAATAGGGCTTATTCACAGGTTGTTTTCTGCAAACGCGCCCGCCAGGGCGGCTCCCGTTACAACTGGTGGTGCGAGTCATCACAAGCGGACTCGGCCTCCAATGTGTGCAATGTCAACAACAACGGGAATGCCAACAACAACAGCGCCGCCAACACCAACATCGGTGCGCCCGTCTGATTCCGTCAACGGCTCGTCGTAGTAAGCGCCTCTATGCGCAGAACTCAACGCCTGACAGGAAGGAGAAAACAACCGAGCGGGTTATGCCGCTAAATCTGTACGGCGATGCCAACGGGCGGACGCTTCTTGCATGGGTAAGGTCGTGCGCATCCCTTGCTTTCATGCCCGGCTGGAAACGCATATAGAACAGCGCACGCATTATAAGTATGTACGCCGTACCTTTAATTTTATAATTGAGGGGGTGAACATGACAAGCGCAGAAAGACACGCGGCACGCCGGAAACGCCGCGAGATCGCAAGGAACGAAAAACGCCGTTTAACTATTGGCGCTTACGATGATTATCAACAGGTGATAGATGCTAATCATCTTATCAAGGCGGCTAAACTCTCAAGAAATGGCGTTGCGCGGAAAGCCTCGGTACAACGCTATTTTATGAACCTTTTGCGCAACACATGGGATTTACGCAACAAGCTAAAAACGGGTATTTCCGTCGTGCAAGGATTTATCTGCTTTGATATTTGTGAACGTGGCAAGCTCCGCCATATACGAAGCGTGCATTTCAAGGAAAGAGTGGTACAGCGTTCCCTCTGCGATAATGTGCTTACGCCTGTATTATCCCGCTCTCTCGTCTATGACAACGGCGCAAGCCTTGAGGGGAAAGGCATACATTTTGCAATGTACCGTTGCAAGAGGCATTTACAGCGTTATTACAGGAAATACCACACAAATAAAGGCTGGGTATTACTGATAGATTTTAGCGGATACTTTGACAACATACAACACGCGCCAATTAAAGAAATGATTATCAATAATTTTTCCGACCGGCGCGTGCGTTGGCTTACATGGCAGTTTATTAAGAGCTTTGGCGAATCCTCCCTCGGCATTGGGAGCCAAGTATCACAAATATTTGCCGTTGCGTATCCCAATAAAATAGATCATTATGCCCGTGAGGTTTTGCGGCTTAACCTCAGCGCCCGTTATATGGATGATAGCTATTTCATTCATGAAAGCCGGGAATATCTGCAAAAGTGCCTTGAAGATTTGCGCGGGAAATATGCCGAGTTAGGTATCATTCTTAATCCGCGTAAAACACAGATTATCCCATTGAAACGCTTTACTTTTCTTAAAGTGCGGTACGAACTAACCAAAACCGGCAAAGTTATAATGAAACCTTGCCGCTCAAGTTTTACGCGCCAACGGCGGAAATTAAAATCTTTCCGGCACTTGTTGGATTCTGGAAAAATATCACTTGAGGATATACGTTGTAGCTATGAATCGTGGCGCGGGTATCACGGCCACCTCAATGGATATAAAGCCATTCAATCAATGGATAAGCTCTATTACGATTTATTTGGGCTTGTGCCAAGCAACAAAAGAAAGCGGGGTTAATTATGAAACATTGGATATATACCGATAGTAATGGCCGGGTGTGCGCGGTAAATCAAAATGATATGGAAGGAAATACCGGGTGGACTGAATGTGAAAATTCTCCCATTGGGCCGGACGATACTTTGATGGACGATAGCGGCTCGGCGCTTTATAAACTGGAAAACGGGGTAATTATTGAGCGCACAGCGGAAGAACGGGCACAAGACGCAACAGAGGAAACAGAACCGCCGAAATCCTCAGACCATGAGCGCATTGAAGCGCTTGAACAGGCGTTTGATTTACTGATTAGTGGGGAGGTGGAATAAATGGCAAGGGATAAGATACCGCCGGGACAGCTTAAAAAAATATTAGCCTACAATCAAACCGTCAAGGCGGCGAAGGAAAAAACTGAGGCGGGCAAGGTGCTGGCCGATGCCATTGCCGCCATGCCGCCCGGACAAAGAAAGAGTTTGCTTACAGATGATGTGAAAGAAGCGCTTTTAGTTTTGGGCGTGGAGCTTTAATTCATGAGCAATTTACAAATTATAGAGCGCCTTTGCGCCATGCTGGAAGATGCCGCGACCATCATAGGCAAACAGGCCGAATTATTGGCCCAGCACGGCATAGAAACGGAAACGGGTACGCTTGAGCGGGAGCGTACCCGTTTGCTTTCCGATATTGAAAAGACCATATAAGGGGGCAATATGAGGGAATTAACCATATACCGCCGCTTGTTTTACAATGCGGATTGCTATACCAAAGGCACCCAGCAGACAAATACCGGCGTACAGGTACACTCGACCGGGGCCAATAACCCCTATTTGCACAGGTACGTCGGCCCGGATGATGGCAGGCTCGGCCCCAATAAGTACAATAACACGCACAACCGCCCCGGTACGGATGTGTGCGCCTCCGCCTATATTGGCAAGCTGGCCGATGGCACCGTGGCCGTATATGAGGCCCTGCCGTGGAATTACCGTTGCTGGCTTTCCGGCAATGCGGATAAGGGCAACGCCAACCGTTTGGGCTATGCCGGTTTTGAAATCTGCGAGGATAACCTCAAGGACGAGGCGTATTTTCGTAAGGCCGTTATGGAGGTATCCGTAAACCTGACCGCGCATCTATGCACCCTTTTCGGCGTTGGCGTTGACCGCGTGAGAGATCACGCCGAATTGCACAGCATGGGGATAGCAAGCAACCACGGGGATATTACCAAATGGCTAAAAATCTACGGCCTTACAATGGATGATTATCGGGCGGAAGTGCTGGCCGCGCTCAATGAGGGCTTGCATGTTACCTACATTGATTGCGATACTACCCCCGCCACGCCCACGGATACCACGCCGGAAACCGCCCTATGCCTTGCCACCGTCACAAGCACAGGCACATACCTAAACTTGCGCCGCTCCATGAGCAAAACCTCGGATAGTCTGAAAAAGCTATACCGGGGTACCGTTGTGGAAGTGCTGGACGATGCCGACCCAGTTTGGTGGAAGGTGCGGAGCGATGGCGTAACCGGCTATGCAATGGCCGTGGATACGGATACCGGCGCAAGATGGCTTACTAAACCCGATGATAAGCCCGCCTCTTTTACCGTTGTTATTCCCGGCCTTGACGCGGCCACCGCGACCGTGTTGCTTGAAACCTACCCCGGCGCTTATTCTTTGGATAGCTAACCGGTGGAAAGGGCCGGTTACTATAATAATGTGAATGGAGGCTATACCAATGGAAAAACATTTTGATACGATCCTAAAGTGGTGCGCGGCGGCGGCGGGGGCTGTCCTCGGCTTCTTTGGGGAATGGAGCGCAGTCTTGACCATTCTGCTTGTGTGTAATGCCGTGGACTATCTTTCCGGCTATTTGGTCGCGTGGGCGGGCAAATCCCCCAAGACGGAAAGCGGCGGCGTATCGTCCAAAGTTGGCTTTGTGGGCCTTGCGAAAAAGGCTTTTATCTGGCTCGTTGTCCTGCTGGCTACCTTGCTTGATAAGGCGGTCGGCAACGGTACCGGCATTTTCCAAACCGCCGCCGCCCTTTTCTATATTGCAAATGAGGGCGTTTCCATCCTTGAAAATGCCGCCTTGATGGGTATTCCGTTGCCCGCCTTTATCCGGCAAGCGCTGGACGCTATCGCCGCGCAGTCTGAAAAAACGGTGCAAGGCGCAGTTATCCCGCCCCATACCGACCCGCCTGATGATGAATAATCCACATAAACAGCAAGAGCGCCGACCCGCAAGGGCTGGCGCTCTTTTTTGTTTGCTCAAAATCCCAAACGTTTGGGATTTTACTTGCTCAGATCAAAAGCGGCCACAAAGGACGCGCCAAACGGTATCGGCTCCCCGTTCTGCGTTTCCCCGCCGCCGGATACATCCAGCGTAGACAGCCCGGCCAACTGGTGCCAATGCTCGAGGAAATAATCTTTTTGCGCGGCGGGTACATAGCCGATCATTTCCTCATTAGCCCATACCTCTACCGTCTGTTTTCCTTCATATTCCCCAACTTTAAGCGTTAATACCACCTTGCCCGCATAGGCTTTATCATGCCAATAAATCTCGCGGAGGATTGTTTGCCGTTGCCGCCGCCCGTTGGAATAGGTTACACCCGCGACCCGCACGTTCATTCGCTGGATGGTATCGACCGGCTTTGGCCCTACATATTCCACCTTTACCCGCGTTTGCGCGGGCTGAGGGGCGGAGCGCTCCGCCTGTACGGGCTTTTGCTCCGGCGTTTTCTGCTTTGCCTTGCGCTTTGCCGCTATCTGCTTATCCTTCTTTAAGGCCCAGCGGATAAGGCACACAGCGGCCCCCGCAAGCAGGATATACAAGCCCGCATCGGAGGATATGGCAAAAGCGGCCACCAGCACCAGCACCGCCCACGCAATCAAAAAGATTTTGAAACCATCCAGCTTTTTACCGTGCTTGCCGTTGTCTGGCCTATACCCGTTTTGCATCATAATTTCCGCCCCTTTCGCATTTTCTGACCTTTAACACAATTATGCAGAATAAAAGTGTTAATGTCAAGAAAAATTCATAGCATTACCACAAAAAAGAAAGGGGCGGGGTTGGATTGAAAATCTATAATTACAAGGGCCGGAAAAATCTATGCGGGGAGCGCGTACACGAGGCGCGTTGCCGCCTGAGGCTTACCCAAGCAGACCTCGCCGCCCGCCTCCAATGTGAGGGCGTGACGCTGGAAAGGGATTGTATATCACGGATTGAGATCGGTACCCGCTTTGTTACCGATTATGAATTGCTCATATTGGCCCGCATTTTAGGCGTTTCTATGGAATGGCTTTTGACGGGGGAGCCGGAAAATAAATAGAAAAAATGCGAAAAAATCTCAAAAAGGTATTGACATACTAATATTAGTATGTTATAATAAGTACATCAAAGAGGAAAGGAGGGGTGCCAATGGGCGAGATAGAAAAAGCCTTGCAGGATTTGGCAAAGGCGGTTGAAAGTAACAAGGCCGTTAGCAAAGTCTCCGTTACAATCACCTTTGTTAAACCAAAGCCCGACAAGGCACAGCCCAAGCCCAAAGGATAGGCAAGGGCGGGGGCGGGAAACCGCCCCTTCCCTTGAATTATAACAGCAGGAACGCAAAAAATCAAGGAGGTTGATACCGTGACCATTACAAAGGGCGAAAAGGTTTACCATGTAAACGATACCGGGAAAAGCTGGACGGTAAAGCGCACGTTGGGCGGCGTTGATGTAAAATATGTCATTGATAAGACCATCGCCCCGGATGCCGCCGCGCTTGAGGCTTATATTACCGCGCACGATGATTTATTCTAAGGGAGGGCGCAGGGATGGAAGAAGAAAAGAAAAAACGCAGGACAACCACCTCGACCGCCGTAAAGCGCCGGTACAATGAAAAGACCTATACACTCATATCGGCAAGCGTACCAAAGGAATTAGCAAAGGCGTTTAAGGAAAAATGCGTTGCTCAGGGAGTGCCGCAAGCGCAGATTATCAAACGGGCAATAGAGGCGTATTTGAGCGAGTGAGCAGTAAAGGGGCGGGAAACCGCCCCGCTTTGATTTCGGAGGGTATCAGTATGGGCCATTGCTTTAGCCACCTTTCTAAAACAGATCGCTATACTATTGAGGCCCTTTTGAGGGCAAAGCATACCGCGCAGGAAATAGCCGATATAATCCATGTTCACGTTTCCACCATTTATAGGGAGATAAAACGCGCCCGGACGGTTTTTCGTAATAGCGATTGGACGGAGGAAGAACGGTATAACCCGGATTTGGCCGAAATGCGGTACCGGGAAAATCTGGCCGCAAAAGGCGGGCAAATCAAACTTGCCAACGATCACGCTTTCGCCGCCTATATTGAGCATAAAATAGCAGTAGAGCATAGATCACCGGCGGCGGCATTGGCAGATATTACCCTTGAGGGCCGTACCTTTAATACGCACATTTGCAAGGGTACGCTTTATAGCTGGATTGATAAAGGCTTTTTTCTTAATATCACCAATAAGGATTTACCCATTAAAAAGAACAAGAAGCAGAAATACAGAAAGATTAAAACAGTAAAAAAGCCTCCACGCGGGGAAAGTATAGAGAACAGACCGCCGGAAATTGAAACCCGCGAAACCTTCGGCCATTGGGAGGGCGATACCGTATACGGCGGTAAAAAAGCCGCGCCGGATGTACTGTTTACATTCACGGAGCGGCAAACGCTTAAAGAGCTTATTGTTAAAATGCCAAATCGTACATCGGTTAGCGGCGTTGCCGCCGTGGATGCCTTGCAAGCCCGCTTTGGTGACGCTTTCCCGCTTATTTTCAGAAGCATAACCTTTGATAATGGCGTTGAGTTTTCCGATGTTGACGGGCTGGAACGCTCCGCAACGAATCCACAGGAAAAACGTACAAAGGTATATTTCTGCCACCCGTATAGCAGTTATGAACGCGGCTCCAATGAAAATCAAAACCGCATGATACGCCGCTTGCATCCCAAGGGTACGGATTTGGGTACATTGACCGAGGAGGATGTAGCCAACGCGGAAAATTGGATTAACAACTATCCGCGACAAAAATTTGGCTGGAAAACCTCAGATATTATTTTTGCGGAGCAAATACAAGCAATTCTATCTTGCAATTATTGCGAAACCGATATACAATATGTGCAATAAAATAGTTAAAAAATATTTTCGCATTTATATTGACTTTTGGGGTTAAAGAGTTTATTATTAAATGCGAGAGCGGAAACAACCCGCTAACGCATTTATTTTTTATCATTTGGGGGTGATGAACATAAGCAAATACAAGTATATGTCCTATGAGCAACGGAAAACGCTTGCCACCATGCGGAAATACAATATACCCGTTGCGGAGATTAGCGAAACGCTCGGCATACACCCCGCAACCCTTTACAGGGAGCTTAAGCGCGGGGGCGCGGAAAAGCCCGGCGATACATACGACCCGGATGTAGCAGAAAAGGCCCTCAAGGATAATTTCAAGAAACGGGGCCGGGTGTGCGCCTAACCCCCGGTACCGGGGGTTAGGCGGCGCGGGCCGCTTATGTGGGGGCCGGTCGGCGGGGATGGATACGCCCTTATTAAATCCGTTGACGGTGAGCGTATCCGGCGCGGGTTCGATTCCCGCCCTTCACGCCATTTTGAAAGGGGGATTATATGCTTACCCTACCCATTAAGCGCAAATGGTTCGATATGATTATGGACGGAGTAAAGAAAGAAGAATACCGGGAAATAAACCATTACTATATGACCCGCTTTAAGAATTTGCCCCATACCATGATTGACGGCAAGCCTCAGGCGATTATAGCGCTCCGCGCCGGGTACCGGGCAGATAGCCCCAAATGCTATATACGGTTCTGGATTGATACCGGCACAGGGCGCACGGAATGGGGCGCGGAGCCGGGAAAAGAATATATCAGGCTCCATATTGAAACCGTGTCCGCCGCCAATAAAATGGCGTGATATATGCGAGGCCAAATGGGGCGGGTATCAACCATTAAAGGAGGCGAGAAAGCCTCCCATGGACGAAAAGGAAGTGCCGCCGCCCGCCGCCGGGTGCAATCCCGGCCCTCGCTCTAACTATCAAATACAGCAGGAAAGGAGGTTTTCATAATGGCTATGAGGCCCATCGACGGGATCGGGGAAATGATGCAAGGCGCGGTTAATGAACGCTTCAAAGCGGCCATGCGTACCGTGCTTGCCAACATTGCCGACCCCAATACGGACGCAAAGAAAAAGCGGAAAATCACAATTACCCTTACCCTTGCGCCCAGCAAAGACCGCACGACCGCCGAGTGTACGCTTGAGGTACATAACAACGTTGCACCGCCCACGCCGGTATCTACCACCCTTGCCATTAGCCGGGATGATTACGGCAACGTTAGCGCGACCGACCTCAATGGACAGTTGCCCGGCCAAATGGATGTCGATGATTATATCACGCCTCAGGCAGAAAACGCGGGCAAGGTTACAGAATTGCGCTTTGCAAGTGGAGCGCGATAAAGCAGAAAGGATAGGTATTCATGGAACAGGAAAAGAACACCACCGAAGAAACCATGCAGGAGCATAGCGCGGAGGCCATTTTCTCCGGCCCTTTCCCTATGGGAAAAGACCTTGCCGAATTTCTCTATGAATTGGGGAAAAATGACCGCAACTATACCGTAAAGGAAATAAACGGCGCATCCTATGTAAACCTCCCGAGCGGATGCCTTACCCGTATTAAGCCCGTTGACGAGAAAGCCGCCCCGGATTGCATGGAAATTCGCACGCTTTCCGGCCTTGTGGATTTCCTGCATAGCGGGGCGGATGCCGAAAGCCTCTTTAATGAGTATGAGCGGCTTTATGTATGCGTGGAAAAGGTGGATACCGTTATCGTATATACGCCCCTTTGCGGCGTTGACAATTCCCGCAAGTCTATCGCCCGTTGCGCGGTTCGCATCCCGGATATTACCTTTGACCGCTACATGCCCCCGGAGGATTTCGTTATCATGTTGCAAACCCGTTTCCTTGAGGGAGAAAACCGCGACGGCGTTATCGCGCTGGCGGGCAACCTTAAGGCGGAGGAAAGCGCACAGACCACCGATGACGGAATGAGCCAACGGATCGCGGTAAAGCAGGGTGTGGCCTCCGTGGGCGAGGCCGTTGTCAAAAACCCCGTATATCTGGCCCCGCGCCGTACCTATGATGAAGTGGAGCAACCGAGTTCGCCTTTCATCCTCCGTTTCAAGCAGGACGGAGCCGCCGCCGGGGTTGCGCTCTTTGAGGCAGACGGGGGCGCGTGGAAAATTGCCGCCATCCGGGCTATTGGCGATTGGCTCAAGGATAAGTTGTCCGACCTGCCTGTTATCGTCATTGCCTAAGATCACCACAGGGGAGGCGTAAGCCTCCCCCATCCTGCCGGGGGCGTGGTGCCTCGCGGCCCGCACGACCCGCGACGGGGTTCGATTCCCCGCCCGGTGCCAATGAGATAAAAAATAGAAAGTGAGGGTTATTCGTGCAAGAAAATCAAACTATCACCACCGCAATGGCGGCGGAATTGTCCGTTTTATCTTTGGATGAAATAGCGACGCAGATCAAAGGCCGCGTTTCCATTATGACGGAGAGCGCCATATATATCGGCAATCTGCTTATCGCGGCAAAGGAAAAATGCAATCATGGGGAGTTTGCCGCATGGCTGGCCGGTAATGTGGGCTTTAAGCAATCCACGGCGGACAACTTTATGCGTTTGGCCCGCGAGGTTCCGCTTCAATCCCCCCTTGCTCAGTTGCCTTATTCTAAGGCGCTGGCCCTTCTTTCCGCCCCCGCTGAGGATCGGGAAAAGCTGGCAGAGGACGCGGAAAGCGCCTCCGTGCGTGAGCTTAAGGAAAGAATAAAGCAAGCGGAGGCAGAGCGCGACGCGGCCCGTCAGAACGCGCAGAATATGGCCGCACAGCACGCAAGGGCGCAGGATATGGCGGAACAGTATTCGCAACATTATTTTGCTACCTTGAACGAGAAAAACACCCTTGAGGAAAGGCTTAATACCCTTCTTGCAACCCCGCCGGAAAAGGTGGAAGTGGAGGTCGAAGTCGCGCCGCCGGATTATGAGGCCATCAAAGCCCGCAATGCGGAATTATCCGAGGAATTGGCGCAAGCTGAGGAATACGCGGAACAGGCCGAAAAGGATGCCGCCGACGCCCGCGCAGAATTGCGCCGCGCCCAGCAAGAGCAGAGCGGTACCGGCCCGCGCACCTTAATAGATGTATCCACTTTTAAGAGCGCGGTCGGGCGCTTTATGGCTGAGGCAAGCATATACGCCAATATGGGCGCGGTATACGCCCATGCTACGCGGGATGATTTGGAGCAGTATTCTTCTATCCTGCTTACGCTGGAAACCTTTACGGCCTCAATGCGGCAAGCGCTGAACGTGCCGCCGGTTATCGTACTGGATGCCGAGGAAATGTAAGGGGGTGGAGGCTATGACGGAAAAGGCGCTTAAAACCCTCAATAATGATACCGGCATGGAAACAAGCCTTGCAAGAATGGAGCAGATCATAGAACAGGCCGCAAGCCTTGTTATTCTGCTTGAGGGGCGGCTAAGGGATGCCGAGGCCGCGCTCAATCAGCGCGTTACCGTATCCGGCAGGGAGGCGCAAAGCCTTACCCGCGCCGTACAGAGCCGCGCAAGGGTCATTTGCGAGGATGCCGGGGCGGATTACCATCGGGCGGGTGAAACCGTCCGCAAGGCTATTTACCGGGCAATCCGGGAGGAATACGGCATAGAAACGCTTTACGATATGCCGCAAATCAAGTACGCCGAGGCGCTTGACAGCATCCGCCGCTTTAAGAGCTTTGCCTTGCTTAAGCGGATACGCGCCATGAGAATGGAGGGAAGTAATAGCAGTTGATGAAAGACGCGGCAGAATATGCCGTTGTATGGGATACTGACCTTACAGACCGTTATATCGCGGAAATAGTGGAGCATAACCTTTTCGGCGCAAATCCGCTTTGCAAGGTTATAACCATTCTCAGCTACCCCATACAGCACGCCATAATATATCGGGATGTGCCAAACGAAAACGTGCCGTATCCTTACGGCGCTATCGCCCATTTTACCGTAATACGCTCCATATCCGAGGATGAAGTAAGGAAAGCGCCTCCGTATCCTGAGGCGCTTAAACTGGCCTTATCCGCCGCGATGGATGCCGCCCGAGCCGCCGGGGACAAGCCTACTATGGAGATATTGGAGCGTCACGCAAATGGAGAATATCGCAAGCGGCGGTTAGTATTCAAAGGTAGGTATTGTTAAAATGGCCGTGTTTTATATCAGAGAGCGAAACGCCTTCTATTCATGGCTTACCTTAAACCATATCAGCCCAACGGCCCAAGCGCTTTGGAACGCATTGTTTACAATCTACAACGCGCAGGGTTGGCCGGATGAATGGTTAGAGGTACCCGAATCGTTGCTTTGCTCCTATATGCACGTTGGCAAGCAAGCCTTGTACGACGCACGCAACCAGCTTAAAAACAAGGGGCTTTTGGACTTTCAAAAAGGAAACCGCAACAAACAAGCGGTAAAATACCGCCCAATATGGCTTACCCCACGCGATGAAGATACCGCAGAAACGGGAGACACCCCCATACCGGCCCCGAGCTTTCCACAAAGTTATCCACAGAATTATCCACAAGCATCGGAAAATGCACAATCCGCGGCGGATAATTCCCCGAGTTGGTTAGAAAATCAGACCAACAAGCAAACCAACGAGGGCACCAACGAACAGACCAAAACACCAACCAACCAGCAGACCAACGGGCGCACCATAACCCCGCCCCTTAATAAAACTACAGAATACGGAGATAATAATATATTTAATAAACCACAGCAGGAGAGAAAGACAGTCGCGGCAATGTCACTCACTCACGCGCCCACGCGCACGGAGGATTTACCGCCCGTTCCGTTGAGCCTTCGCCATTATCTGCAATGGTGGGACGAAATGGACGTGGAAGGGAAATGGAGAAGCGGTTTTCAAATCTTCCTTGCCACCGACGGAGCGCGGTACACCCATCAAATGCTTAATTGCGCTTTGACTATAACACAAAACAAGCACGACCGGCATTTGCTCAGAAACCCGCTTGAGTATTGCAAACAAACGCTCATAGATTGGGATCGGCGCGGCCTTACCTCAAGGCCGGAGATTGAGCAATATTTGGATTGCGATCCAACGACCGGCGGGTACCATGCCGGGCTTGCATGGGAAAACGACCATGAATACGAATACAGCTAAGAGGTAAAACGCTATGCCCGTACCGATTCCGGCCAAGGTTTACAAATCCGTGGAATGGCATTTGCACAATGTAAAGGCTATACGGGAGCAGATAGACAACGCCCGCGCCGCCGTAATGCAGAGCAACCGCGCCTTTGATTTAGGGGTACCATCCGGCCACAGCAAGCACGCAGACCCCACAGCAGTAAAGGCTATCGCGCTCATTGACAGCACGAAAAAGGCGGAAAACTGGCTCAAGGCAATAAAGCAAACGCGCCTTTACTTTGACGGGATGCCGCAAGCCGTTTTGTTTACCCGGTATTATGGGGCCGGTATATCCTCCACAGAACTATCGACGCAAATTGGTATAGATCGCACCAAATTACACCGCTGGCGCGATGAAGTTGTAACCCGTTGTGCCATGGAGGCCGTGGCGCGTGGGCTTATCCGCCTTAATGATGCAGAAAGCGAGGGCACCTATGAAATTTTGGGATAAAATCAAGCAACGGCACCGCCTCAGGCGGATAGAAGGGGCGTTATCCGTAAAGCTCACCGAAGCACAGCGAAAAACCGTCCTTTGCCCGGAACGCCCCATTATTACAGGGGAGCGCAGATCGGGAAAGACGCTTACCGCCTGTATGCGGGTGCTATTCCACAGAAAAGAGCCTCTAATTGTGTTTAATGAATTAGACGCATTTGGCGGAAAGCATCGATACGGGGCATTAGGCGATTACAGATACCGGGAATTTCCCGTTCCAGACCCGGATTTGCGCACTATGGAAATGGCCGCGCATTGCTTATACCAATTAGTCGATATGCACACAAAATGCAGATACAAGAAAATCCCCGTTTTTGATTTATATATCAACAATAAAGAATACAGAAAAGCACAGGAGGGCAAGAAATGAAATTTGAGGAATACCGGGCATTGGCCCAACGGACGGACGCAACCACCAACGACCGGGATAAAGCCGCCAATGGAGCTATTGGCCTTTATGGAGAGGTAAACGAGCTTTTGCACGCCCCGGATATGGACAGCGCGGAAAACGTGAAGGAAACCGGCGATATCATGTGGTACCTTGCGGCCATAGCGACCGCCCTGCATATTAGCCTTGAGGATGCTTATAACAGCGCCGCCGACGTGCCCTTAACCGATGTAATGATGATTAGCCTTGAATGGCGGGCAACCGTTATCGGGGAATTTATCAAAAAGGCAGTATTTCAAGGGCATACCGTGGACGCGGAGGCGCTGGCCCATGTGACCCACAACATTGGCCTCGTTATGCGCTGGCTTGAGGGCTACGCCATGCACAACGATTTCACGCTCAACGCCGCTATGGGCTTGAATATTGACAAGCTCAAAAAACGGTACCCCGATGGATTTGAGGCCGAGCGCTCCATGCACCGCCCGGAATACGGAGGGTAATATCATGCAGGATGTTACAAACGTAAACAAAAACGTTGATACTTGCGTTATGTGCGGCGCGGTAATACCTGAGGGGAGGCATGTTTGCCCCATATGCGTAAGTAAAATAAAGGCTATTCCCCGTAAAGAGCATGAGGAAATTACGGGAAAAGCGGATGCCATTATACAGCGCGTGAAAAAAGCGGCATATAATGACGGCTATAAAGTTGGCGCAGATCATCATACCCGGTTTACTATGGCCGCGTTTGCGCTGTATATGGATAGAAAGGGTTATAGCCCGCAACAAATTGTATCAATGGTAAATGGTATGACAGAGATCGCGGCCCAATATTCAACAGGATCGGAGCTTATCAGGGAGGCAAGCAAAAAAACCGGAATTACATTCTATTAAGGAAGGAAGGGCAACGCATGAACGCTTATGAAGCATTAGAAGCATTAAAGGCAGTTTTGGGAAACTTTGCGGATAGTACCGCCGATGCCATTTCTGAGCTTGCGGAGGAAATGGAAGAATATATAAAGGAAGAAGAAGCCCTCAGAGAAAAGAAACATGGGATCGCTCCGCGAGTAATGCACGCACATATAGACCGCGTGGCGGCTTTGCCTTTTGCTATCATGTTTCTTTCTACCGTCCACCGCTCCGCACCTCCTTAACGTTGCCTTTTTATTTTTTTCTTTCTTTTTGCCCTTCTTTTTTGCCCCCGAACTGTATTCAAAATTGGGGTATAAAGAAGCTCGGCAAAACCGCAGGAATACAGATCGCCGGAAAAGCCATATAACAAAAGCGCTATCAGCGCATCCGGCACCGTCCGCCAAAACTTCATAGACTTATACACAGAATGTAGCCCACGGGGTAAAAACGGAGGAAAAAATAGATGCAGGAAAACGAGCAGAAAACGCTTGATTGGGAAAATGCGAAAAATACCCTTTATATGTGGATTGCGGAATATGCCGATTTGGGGTGGGCTGGACAATTTGGCCTTAACATTACCTTGCTCCCCCTCAAAAGGCGCTTTGATGCCGGGGAGCGCACGCAAGAGCTTTACGACGCTATTATGGCCGTGAAATAAAGGGAGGTAATGGAATGAAACCGATATATATCCCCAAAGGAAAAGCAAAGGAGTACGGAGATTATGCTATCAACATCTACACGGGATGCCCGCACGAATGCTTTTACTGTTTCGCACCATCAGTATTACGGAGGGATAGAGAGCTATTCCATAAACATATCGAGCCGCGCCCCGGTATTGTGGAGAACACCCGCAAACAGCTTGAGCGGGAGCAGATCACGGGGAAAACCATACATTTGTGTTTTACCTGCGACCCATATCCAACCGGCGAGGACGATTCAACGACCCGCGAAATTATCACACTTCTAAAAGAATACGGAAACCATGTCCAAATACTTACCAAAGGCAACGGCACGCGGGATTTTGATTTGCTTGATAGTTACGATTGGTATGGCGTGACCATAGACGGGAGCGGGGTAATTCACGATGTGCATATGTCCCCTATTGAGCAAATCAAATTCGCACACAGTCGGAAAATAAAAACATGGGTTTCCTTTGAGCCTGTCTTAAATGAAAAGCGCGTATTTGATGCGCTCTATACTTTGCAGGGCGTTGTCGACAAAGTAAAAATAGGCAAGCTAAATTATTATCCATCAAGCATAAATTGGGCCGCTTTCGGCGCTGAGGTTGAAAAGGTATGCCAAAGTATTGGAGTAAACTATTACATAAAAGAGGGATTGCGGGCCGAGATGGATAAGGCACGGGAGGCCGCGCTATGAACAAAGTACACGCCATAAAAGACACAGAAAAATTACTTGAGATACAAGAGGCTATGCAGAAGGAAACCGGGGCAACGTGGCGGCGGCGGTTTTTGCTTTTCATGGTGGGTATCCATACCGGCCTTAGAATATCCGACCTTGTGCGCCTCAAGGTAAAGCATGTTTCCGGCCCGGAAATTGAAACCATAGAAAAGAAAACCGGCAAGCGCTCCGTGCTACCCCTTAGCCCCCTTATCCGGCTGGTGCTTCAAGATCGTTTGCAGGGCATGGCCCCCGATGATTATCTTTTCCCCAGCAGAAACCGCAATAAGGACGGGAGCGCAAAGAGCATTACAACCCGTAACGCCTATGACGATATGCAGACCATCGCGGAGCGTTTCAATATACGGGGGCCGGTTGGATGCCATACCCTCCGTAAAACTTTCGGATATTGGCATTATCAAAATAACCATGATTTAGAGCTTTTGCGCCAATGGTTCAACCACGCCAATACCGCCGTTACCCTCAGGTATATTGAAATGGACGTTGAGGAACGGCGCAAGAGCGTTATCGGCCATAATCCGGGCAAATTTCAATATGAGCCGGAAAAGCCGGTAAACCGTGGCCGACCGCGCTCCGCCTCCGAGCCGCTTGAGGTTGTCAACCTTGACAGGGCCGCGCAGGGGGCGCACCGTGCGGCGGTAATGAGGCAAAAACGGAAAGAGAGCGCACACGGAAAGAAAAAATAAAAAATGTGCGCACACTTGACAAAGTTTTCGGGGTATGGTATGTTATGCGCGTAAAGTTAGGTTGTACGCTCCGCCGCGTGAATGGCGGGGCGTATTTTTATGCCCGAAAATCCCAAACGTTTGGGAATTTGGAAAGGGGGTTTTTATTCTGCTGGCGCATCCGTCACACATGACGAAAAAGCAAATCTATAAAGACCCTCGCTATTTAAGGGCGCGGGCGGCGGCGCTGGCGCGGGATAAGTACCTTTGCCAAGAGTGCCGCCGGTATGGGCGGACAACCCCGGCGCAGACGGCGCACCATATAAAGCACGTTGAGGATTACCCGGAATTAGCCTTTGACGAGAATAACCTCAAGAGCGTTTGTTGGTCGTGCCATAACAAAGAACACCCGGAAAAGGGCGGCAACCGGGGACGCGGGAGCAGGAGCCGCAACCGTGGCGATTACGAATGAGCCGTTGCCCCTTAACCAGCTTTATAACATGGATTGCATGGAGGGCATGGCAACCTACCCGGATAAATACTTTGATATTGCTATTTGCGATCCGCCCTATGGTATTGGCATATCAAACAGCGCCGAGATAGGTTATAAGGGGAAAAACAGGTTTAAGCGTAAATCATGGGATAATGAGATACCGCCGCCCGAATACTTTGCGGAGCTTGAGCGCGTGGCCCAGCACCGCATAATATGGGGCGGTAATTATTTCCCATTGCCGCCGACCCGTTGCTTTGTAGTTTGGAATAAGGGCGAGGGGTTTAAGGGCCGCACCTTTGCAGAGGCCGAGCTTGCATGGACGGATTACGACCGCAATGCAAAAGTATATACCCGTGACCCGCTGGCAATGCGGGATTATGACGGGAAAATCCACCCCACACAAAAGCCGGTACCCTTGTACCAATACTTGCTTAATGAGTTTGGTACGCCGGGTATGCGTATCCTTGACACGCACGCCGGGAGCGCGTCAAGCCTTATCGCCTGTTACCGCATGGGCTTTTCCTTTGTGGGCTTTGAGATCGACGCGGACTATTACGCGGCGGCGCTGGCCCGGCTGGATATGGAGCGGGCGCAAGTATCCATGTTTGACGAGATCAACAAACAATATACGGGGGGTGACTGATTGCTATATCTGGTATGCGGGTATCCTGCATCCGGCAAATCTATCTATTGCCGACAATGCGTCCAACAATCCGCCGGGCGCTCTATTGTGTTTGATATGGACGCAATGCGGCAGGCTATCACTTGCACCGGCGCACACGATCAGCGTATGAGCCGGAGCATTGGTCGCTTGCTCAATGATACGGCGGCGCTATTCTCAACCATGTACCGGCAGTATGGTATAGAGAATATGTATCTTATCCGTATGGCACAACGCGAGGACGAACTGGAACACCTCGCCCGCGTGGATGATATGCGGGTTGTCTTTATGGATGTACCCAAGGAAATTTGCCGCGCCCGCGCTGAGTTGCGCGGCGATTACGACCTATATGCGTTTGGCAGGGCTTGCGGGATTGTTGATAAATTCCTATACGCGCATAAGGAGATATGCACGCTCGTTCAACCTCAGACCTGAGGCGGGCGGCGCGTTGCGTATCCCCCCCGGTACCCGCCGCCAAATTGGTGGATTGGAGAG